CCAAAGCCGTTCGCGTTTAATCAACCGCGGGTGCTGTCAACGTTGACAGCACCCAATCCAGTCGAAAGGAACAAACATGAAGAAGTACAATCATACGCTGGACTACGCGGCTCTGGCTCTGGCCTCGGCAGCCAACGGCGATCTGGTCAACGCAGGCAAGCTGCTGGTGAAGGCGTCGAAACAGCACGACGTTAAAGCCGCAGTGCAGATCCTGGAAGCGTCCAACGCACAGGCATTCGAGCGCCTGACCGCCTCGAAGAAAGCAGCCGTCAAGGCAGCCGCTTCGGGCAAAGTCAAGGCCGGCGAACGCGTCAAGGCAGCAGCCAAGCCGGCGCCGACCAAGGTGAAGGCCTTCGATATCGGCGACGAGTCGGAGATCAACGACCTGATCGAAGACGACGAACTGCCGCAGGGCAGCGACTCGGAAGAAGTCGAGGCTGCCGAAGAGGACGAGGACGACGAAGACTTCGACGCCCAGTTCGCTTCGATGCTCGACGGCATGAAGGGCGCGGCTAAGGCCAAGTAATACCAACGGGGGAGCCGGTGCTTAATGCTCCGGCTCCCTTGTCACGTTTGGGGGCCATAATGCAAATCGTACCGATAGAAACCCAAGTGATGAGTGGCCTTATCAAACGGTTCACGCAAGTGTTCCAATGCAAGGCCATCTACACCACAACGCAAGACAAGACGCGCACGCTGGAGCGTCTTCAGGAAGGTAAAGAGTTGGAACTGCCTTTCGCGTTCCTTACCGTGCAGTCGATGGCCCATAATAAGGACCAACGACAGTCCGCATACCTGAGCCGACGTGGTCTGCCTATAGCAGGTGGACAGGGGCAAGCATTTACCTCCCGCCTGGTGCCAGTCAACTTTAGCATCGAGGTTGAATTCCGCACCAATCAGTTCACTGGCATTGAGTCTACCACCGTGATGGGCTATGCCAAGCGCTGGCTCTTCGCCTACAAGTGCGGGATGCTCAAATTTAATATACAGCATGGCCAGCTGCCTGTGCGCATAGGCGTCACGATGGACGACACGGTGCCTACGCCGCCACTGGAGAACAAGGTAGAGAACGATAGCCACTACAAGGTCACGACTAATCTCGTGGTGCATGGTTGGGTATCGGAACCTCAACTTGGAAGTCAGGGCGTCATTGAAGAAATCGAACTCGAAACAATGTTCGGCGCAGACCAAGGCTTCACATTCGTTCCTTTTGACTAGGAGTATTTTATGGACAAGGTACTGGTCATTAACTTGACCGCAGTAACCCAGCACGTCGGAGTCATTCACGCGAATGGCGTCAAAGACGACGTGCAGATCGTGCCTCGCAAGCGCGTGGAGCTCCGCACCGGCATGATCGTCGATCCTGCGTGGCTGGGCCGCAACCCAGACTGCGTACGCGTCGTCAAGCCTCAGGTTCTGACTGCCAACGTGACGGCCAATCGTAAGCCTGAACAGCAGGCTCCGATTCCAACCACACTGACCGTGGCTGATCTGCAACCGGACGGCGCGCCTGCCGGCCAACTGACTGTCGCAGACCTCGATCCTGTGCAAGAGGTCGATGACAAAACCACTGAAGGAGAAGCACAATGACCATTCTCGTTCAGCGCGCCTCCGATGTGCGCGTGCAAGAGATTGACCTGTCGCAAGTCATCACCTCGGCTTCGACCGCGGTGGGCTGCCAGGTCGTGGTGGCGAAACAAGGCTCTCCGGATCCGAAGTTCTTCACCAACGCAGACGACTATCTGCTGGAGTACGGCAATCCGGACGCACAGGTTTCGTTCGACGTGTACTGCGGCCTCGACTTCTTCAAAGAAGGCGACCAGCTGTGGGCCCGTCGCGCTGTTCACGACGACGCCCTGTATGCCGGCATCTTGATGTACAACACGAACACCAATACCGAACTGATCGGTACGCCGAACGGTGTGAAGAACCCGCTGACGCCAGACTGGTCGACGCTGGTTCCTGCACCAACCGACGAACCCATCGCGCTGTTCTACCCGCTGCGTGGTCCGGGCTCGTACGCCAAGAACCTGGCCGTGGATATCGTGTCCAACAACCTGAATCCGCCAACCAACTTGGCTGGTACTTCGGCGAACACGGGCGGTACTATCGTGGCCGGCATCTACCAGTATCAAGTGTCGGCTGTGGGTGACGACGGTGAGACTCTGGCTTCCCAGCCAGTGCAGGTGCAAGTTGTAGGCGCTGTGGTTACCGGCGTTATCACCCTGACCTGGGACCCGGTTCCCCTGGCCAACGGCTACATGATCTACGGCCGTTCGACTGACGGCAATCTCACGGGTCTGATGGACACGATTGGAGCCACCGCCACCACGTGGTCCGACCTGGGTCTGATCCCGCCTGACGTGGCGAAGAAGCCGATCACCAGTCCGGCCGATCTGCCGCCTGCGAATCCAACCTTCACCGTCAGCGTCTACGATCTCGACGAGAGCGTGGACAATCCGGTTGAGCAGTTCGTTTGCACGCTGAGCCCTTACACGGATAGCAGCGGCATCGAGTGCGAGCTGGAAGAGCGCATCAATCCGTACTCGCAGTACATTCAGGTCACAAACAACACACCGGCCCTGATGACCGTACCGTTCGTTACCTCGGCGGCGCGCAAGTCGATGACCGGCGGCGACAGCGGCACAGCACCAACCGAGTTCGATGTGGCGCAGGCTTACGGCATCTTCGCCAACAAGCAACTGTATCAGATCAACACGCTGATTAATGGCGGCCACTCGACCCCAACGGTACAGCGTGCCATGGACGCCCTGGCGGTGAAGCGCTGGGACTCGCTGGCTTGCTTGGACGTACCCTCGTCGAAGCAGAAGTTCCAGCCGGCTATCGACTACCGCAAACTGACGCTGAACCTGAACTCGTCGTACTCGGCGCTGTTCTGCCCAGACGTGCTGGAAGCCGACCTCATCAACGGCAAGCAACAGTACGTGCCGTTCAGTGGATGGGCTGCTGCGCTGTGCGCCCGTACCGACCGCGTTGCCAACCCATCGTTCTCCATCGCGGGCCTGAATCGCGGTCTGGTCGATGTGTTGAAGACCCGCGAGACCTACGACGATGCGCAGGCGACCGAACTGTTCAAGGCTCAGGTGAACTACACCCGTACCTTCGTCGGCCAGGGCATCGCGCTGTGGGAGCAACAGACGTTGCAGGCTAAGCAGAGTGCATTGAGCTGGGTCTCGGTACGCCGTATCGTCAACGTGATGAAGACGGCCCTGTACCAGTTCCTGCTTTACTCGCTGCAAGAGCCGAATGACGACTTCACCGGTCGTCAGATCGTCGGTGCATGCACCCAGTATCTGCAAGGCATCCAAGACGCACGCGGTATCTCCAGCTTCAAGGTGATTAGCGATTCGTCGAACAACACGGCAGCCATGTTTAACTCTGGTATTCGTCGGGTTACTGTCATCATCGTGCCTGTGATTCCGATCCACGAGATCCAGCTCCAGATGGTAATCAGCAAGCAGGGCGTGTCGTTCTCGGAAGCTCTGTCCCAGGTCGGCGGTCAATAATCAATCAACGTGGGTGGGCACCGCCCACCCCTAAGGAGAAAACATGGCAATTCAAATCAACGCATCGGCCCGTCTGGTGGAAGCACAACAAATGGTACGGGCCGCTAAGGCGGACGACGCAGGCAAGGTCGTGCTGTGGATACAGAAGGCTCTGGGCTGGAAGGGCAAACGCGTCGGCAAGGCCGGACAGAGCGAAGGCATGGAATTCAAAAAGAAACTGTCGGGCGCCACCGTGTGGCTGACGGTCACTCTGGACCATACGCAAGAAGGCAGCCCTCTGCACATCGAAGGCGGCACGATGGACACGGCCAATAAGAAGCTGAAGGTGCAGTGGCACGTCACCGAGAAGACTGGTCGCAAGACCATTCTCGAACTCAAGGACGAGTTGAAGCGCACCATCGGCATGTTCCGTAACGTAGACGGTGCGGACGAACTGATCGAAGCAATGACCAAGCTCGTCCGTGCCAAATCCAAAGTGGAGGCCTAAATGCGTACATCGCTGCAAGACGTATTGAGTCTGCAGGACCCAGCAGCGTCATACAACTTTGACCTGTTCCTGCCGAACATCCCCGGCTCGTCGGATACGCGGGACCTGACGTTCAAGTGCATGACCACAGACCTGCCCGGCGTTGCCGTGGACTCGATGGAAGCTGCGCTGCACGGCGTCAAGGTTCCGTTCGCGGGTGCCAAGGTGTTCACCCACACCTTGAACGCCACGTTTCTGGAGACGGCCGACTGGATGACGCGTGAGAAGTTCCGTCGCTGGAACGAATTCACGCGCTCGTGGAAGAACAACAGCGGTGCGCTGGCTTCTGCGTACAAGGTCGACAGCCAGATCGTCGTCTACAACGACATTCCAGAGGTCGTTCGTACCACCAACCTGATCGGCCTGTATCTGGAGACCATGAACGAGGTGGCTCTGGACGGCGGGGCGTCGAACATCGTCACCCTGCAGTGTACCTTCAAGTACACCTACTGGGATGATGTGTGATGCGCACCCATGCGGCCACGCGCCTGAACGCCCACAAACTGGAAGCTTCACCTAGTCAAGGCGCTGCTGTTAAAGCGCTGAAACAGATGGGTTTCCATCATCGCAAGATCGAGAAGGACGGGGATAGCATTCAAGTGCTGACCTCGAACGACAGAGGAGAAATCTTTCTGACATTGAATAGCGATAGCCTTCAGGCTCTCAAGGCAATGTTTGCCCGTGACGAAAACCTGCAACTTCACTTCTACACTATGAATGCTGTACAGGTGGGTGTCAGTGTGGCGAGCAAGACGGTTGATTAACAACTGGGCGGGCTTCGGCTCGCCCATTTCTTTATAGGAGGTGATATGATTCCCGTGCGTCAAACCATCATGTATCAGCATGAGCCGCGTGTCTATGGCGACTGCATGCGAGCCTCAATCGCCTCCATACTGGAGCTCCCAATAGAAGAAGTGCCGCACTTCCTGCAGCTGGCCGAAGGTCGCGTGTACGAATTTTATGACCTGATCGAAGACTTTCTGATGACCAAGGGATATCTGGTGCTGTGGCAACGCAGCATCGCCTACCATTGGCAGCCAGGAGATCCGTCGGTCTATCACTTGATGAGCGGACCTAGTCCTAGACACCCAGGTGTCCATCACTCGGTAGTCGGACGTAACGGCGTGCCGTATTTCGATCCTCATCCGGATGGCACTATGCTGGCCGGAGAACCAAACCAGTGGACTTGTTCATTCATATTAAAGGCTATGCCATGACAATCAAAATTCAGGCGTCGCAGCGACTTGCGGCCGCCAAAAGGGATCCTGTCCTGCAAAAGCTCTGCGACGATCTGTGCGACTATGAAGACGACCAGATGTGCGACGTAGACGCCGGCGACGAGATCGAGTTTTATGCGAAGAAGTCCTACTGTGTGAAAGCGCTTAAGGCCCTTGGTTTTAAGGGCAGTGGCGACTTGTACGAAAAGGGTGATGTGAAGCTGAGCGTCAAGGCGGCTCCGGGTCACTCTGCAAAGAACACCACGTATATTCGCGTGGCTTAGTAGTATCAAGCGACGGCGATGAGCCGCGCTTTTCAATCCGATCCGCACCGACGGTCACTTAAGGAGATTTACATGAACATCAATACTCAAGGCATCAACACCGTAACCGCGTCGATCACCGACTACGAACTCATCACCGCCAAGCTGGCGCGTGTTGTCGTGGCCTTCACGGGCAACCAGACCAAAGCCGAGTTGGCTGAGACCCTGGCCAAGCAGATGGGCTACATGGGACGTCCTGTCGAGAACTCGTTCCGCATGCTCAAGGCCAGCGCCAATGGCAAAGGCGGCGTCGCCATCGGCTATGTGCGCGCCAACCAAGAACTGCGTCCGACCGACGATAAGGAAGTCCGTGCCAACTACAAGGTAATGGGCTCCAACATCCTGATGAGCAACGAAGACCGCACCCTGTGGGAAGTCAAGACCGGCGCCAGCGGCATGTTCTTGGCTCGCAAAGGTCAGGAAGATCTGGGCGATCTGGTGGAGGCCTGCGTCAACCGTCGTTCGGACGTGCCGCGCCTGAATCAAGTGGTGAGTGCCGGCGTTGCTGCACCTCGTGAATTCGTCGCCTACGCTTCGGCTTCGGGCGACATGGACTACGGCTTCTGCATCAAGGCCTCGAAAGATGGCACCAAGCTCAAGGTCGTGAGCTCCACCAGCGGCCGCGAGGAAGTTATCCATTCCAAGCAGGTGGCGTCGGCTCTGCCGAAAGACGCTGTAGCGATCCCGCGTGAAACCCACAACAAGATCTTGGCTAGCGGCATCTCGCGTGAAGACGTGAACCAGCAGACCGAGTACTACAACCGTCTGTACTTCTACAACCCGTCGTACCTCGCGGAAGTCATCCGTCAGGTAGAAGACACGGCTGCCATGTAACATCATTGGTATAGGCCAAACAAAGGCTGCATTCCTTTTCACGGGAATGCAGCCTTTTTCACGTCTGTACGCTTTCCACAGTATCGCACGTGGGTTGCACAGTAGACGCTGAAATAGCGCCGCTAGGACGTGTTTTAGAGCGTCCTAGCATGGTCCTGCGGACTGGTTTAGCGCTTGCCTTTCTTTGCCGCTTTCTTGGCCGGAGCAGGTGCTGGGACTGCCTTCAAGCCGGCTTTGCGGGTCTTGGCCTTGGATTCTGGCTTTGCAGTCTGGTCACCGTTCTCGGGTGCTGCGGCCAGAGCCTGGGCTTCAGCCAGAGCCTGGGCTTCGGCGATGCGTTCTTCGTTACCGGTCACGATGATCGTGTTCAGAACGGCCTGGAGGTTCTGCTGCGCGTTCTGGTAGTTCAGCGTGTTCAGGATGTTCATGTCCTGAACGCCCTGATGATAGAAGTGACGGAACTGGTTCACCTGATCCGGCGTGAAGACCTTGCGCCATTTAGGATTCATGATGGTCAGGGCCTTCTCAAAGCCCACGGTAACAATCTGCTGTTGAGCCTGTGCGGCTTGTTGGTCTTGTGCTTCTTGGGTCATACATTTCTCCATAGTGGAAGGGTTAAGGCCTCAAACATCTGAGGCCAGGTTTTGCAAGGTGTCCTTGCGTTTCTTTTTGCCGTCTTTCGCCGACACATCGATGGATCCGAGACTGCTGTCCTCATCGGCAGCGCTCATATCCATGGAATGAATCTGCATCTTGGCATAATCGATCTTGACGTAGAACGGGAACGCCATCGAGTTACGCGACTTTGGCTGCTCAATGCGTGTAACGCCAGTCTCTTTCGATTCTGGTGTGGCCATCCACGTCCATGCCAATGACGAGTGCTCGGCAATGGCACGCGAATACTTGATCTTACCGTCGTCGGTCAGCTGGCTCAACATAATGTTGGCCCGACCAGTGTTCTCCGCGTTGATCTTGCCGTAACGCGCTACCTGTCCGAGGGCGCGAACTTGGTCGTCACCGTCCACACCTTTGAGCAAGCCGATGTAGTCGATGATGTTGATATCGGCCTCATAGGCCGCGGTGGCCGCGAACACCTCCTCGATGGTCTCGTCCTGCTCTGGCTTGTAGATTGTCAAGCGACCGCCAGCCTGCTTCACCTTCTTCAGCCACTTGCGGAACTTCTTACGGATGCGATCTCTGTCACCCGTGGCCAGACGTTGCAGCCACAGGTCGGAGAAGTCAACGCCGCACACTGAGGCCATCAGACGCGTGGTCATTTCCTTCTTCGACATTTCCAGAGGTACGAGTACAACTTTGTAGCCCTGGGAGGCAAAGTTCTTGGCCAGCACTGTGGCCATGATCGACTTACCGCCACCGCTGTTGGCGCCGATGGTGAACAGCGCACCACGATACACACCGCCGCTTACACTGTCGAACGATTCGATCCCTGTGGGAATAACGTCTACCGAGTTGTCGTCGTACAGAATGCTGTCGACGGTCTTCATAGAATTGTTGTTCTTGCCGAAGTGCAGGAACGATTCATCCGTCGCCTTTTTCGCTCGGATGACCGAGATCGCAGAGGTCGCACGATGCAGCAGACCATCAATGTCGACCTTTGGGGCTTTCAACTGATTGGAGAGATCGACCGCCAGATTGTAGACGCCACGGCGCTTGCGATATTTCTCCAGATTGGAGACCGCCTTCTTGGCTTCGGCTGTCGTTGTGACGGCGGTGGCCTGGGACTCGCGCATGTGATCGCGTGCTTCCTTACTCAGGTCTGGGTCTTCGATCAACAGACGGTAGCTCGGGCTCTCGCCTGTGTCGGCCATGATCCGATTGATGACCTGATAGAGTTCGACTGACTCTGGACTATGGAAGTACGACTCGTCAACGCCCGCTAGTAGGGCGCCTGCGATCTTCTTGTCCTTACTACACATTCCCCTAAGAACGGCGAGCTCCGCCTTAGGACTGACTAGCTTTAACTGGCTCATTTAAACGACCTCGATCTTGGACTTGATTATGGCCTCACAGAAGTAAGCCAAGCCGTGTACCGGCACGTGCAGGCGCGTGCTGACAAACGACATTGGATCCGCACCCGCTATGACAATGATGCGAGGCACGTTGGGGTAGGCTTCTAGAATGTCTCGCGCCTTTTCCAACTTCGTGTTCGTGGACTGCGGCGTCAGACCGCACAGCACGATCATTGTCGGACGCGCTCTGTTCGTGTCTAGGTACGGATTGTCGAATCCTCCGGTCAGCTGAATCCACCAGGGGTTCGCATCTGATCCCAGCTTGCGGCAGTGCTTGTCCATCAGATATGCGGCGAACAGCTTTGCCTTTGTGTCGTCAGGATTGCCTGACACTCCGTAGATCATGGGTAGCGATGGCTTCTTCATGAACTGCACCAAGGACTGATCTTGTATCCCGGCCTCAATAAATTTCTCGTTCAGTTCGTCAGACTGGGTGGCGAAGGCTTCTGGCCTCCACTTGAATGCCGTCTGCCGCCAGACAGAGCCCGGCACCGTCTGGCCAACTGTACCGCTCTTGGCTACTTCGATTCGTACAGGCAGATCGTCTTCGTCCACAGGACGTCGTGCTGCTACCTGCTTGACTACTGCTGCTTTCTTTCCAGGTTTCCCTTTTCCGGGCTTGATAAAGTCCATACAACCTCCTGCTTCTATTTACTGCCGCCTTCAAGATCGCAGACCTCGAAATGCTCTTTCAACAGCGCGACGTAGAACTCCGGCACCTGATCGTCGATGAACAATCGCGTACCTTTGACGAGACAGCGCCGCAGCATTACGAACGAGCGCACGGTATAGGTACGCGCTTGCACCAGATAGACGTCGAGACCTCGATCTAGCTGGGCGCACACTCGTTCGAGGACCGGATCTTTCAAGTCC